ATCAGCTATTTCGCCTTGAATGTTAGGAAGTTTTAGTAGTTCTTGAATATTAGCATGTAAACATAATTGCACATTTGGTAGTTTTATACCATTTCCACTAAGTGCTTGACATAACAGTTCTCTGAGTGTGAAACTATACTGTGCCTGTGTTACTATCCTAGCTGCATCTTCGCCGGCAGCAAGTGTTCCACTAATATGATGTCGTGCATCTAAATAGTCATTTGCATTTTGCAAGCCTGACGCAAAATCTTTGAAGCTCATTGGCCGCTCCCCGCTCGTACATTAGGACTAGCAGTGGTTGCTTTAGGATTACAATGAGAACCTCCGGGACAAAGATTGTCTGCGTTTGCGTTATTATTTAAAACAATAATAGGTATATTCATTGCTCTAACTTTGCCAACAGTTTCGCTTGCTATCAATCCGCCCGATCCGTGGTTGTTAACATCACCATCTATACTAATAAATCTTCCATTAACTCTAACATTGGGAACACGAGTTATAGTCGTTGCTCCGCATGCTCTCGAATCAAATTGTCTGTGTACGTAATTCATACTACTATTTATTAGAGTTTTAGACTCTCGGTTAACCCGCCCAATGAACTTGCAGGTGTAATTCCACTAGTACTTTGTGTGTAGCTGTCTGCAAGGGTTTTGATTGTCCTTGCTGTTGCTACAATTTGACTGCCTTTGACACTAACTGGTTCACTGTTGTGTGCATCGATACTCATTAGCCATGCAATAAGCATTGCTTGTCCATTTTGAGGATTAAGTGTAAGCACAGTGGGTTTTACCAGTTTAAGTTCGTCTGAGTTAGAACTTTCAAATCGTGACACTAGTTCTTCCCCTGTGCTTAGTTTTACGGTGATTACATCACCTTTTTTAAAGTTTGAAATCACCAACATCTACAACTTCTCCTATGAGTTTTTTTACTTGGTTTGGGTCCATACGTACAAGTGCCATACCTCCACCTGCTACTAAGAGTTTACCATCATGGTAAATTTGAGGCATAGTTCTATGCCCTTCATTTATGAGAAACTCTCGAGCTTCTGGATTGGTATCCACTCGTATTTCTTCGTATTGGATATTGTTTTTCTTTAAGTAGTCTTTGGCCATGTCGCAGTATCCGCACAGTGGTTTACTGTATACTGTGATCATAGCTTCATACCTGAGAATGTATTACCATTAACATCTTGTTTGGTGCCGCCAATAACATAACTACTAATTTCTGTTTCTTGCGGTGCTACTTGTACTTCTGCACCAGCAATCCATTTAGCAGTCCACGGTAAAGGATTACTTCCGCCTTTGTATGGACTAGGTAGTCCTACAGCGGTCATACGCTTGTTGGCAGTCCATTCGACATATTCGTGCAACAGTTGTGCATTAAGCCCAATCATCGATCCGTCTTTGAACAAATAGTCTGCCCATGCTTTTTCTTGGTCTACTGCATCTACAAATAGTTGTACCATTTCGTCCTGAGTTTCTTCTTGGATACGAGCAAAGTCAGGATCATCTTTGGGCATCAGTTTAAGTAACGTTTGGGTACTACCCAAGTGTACATTCTCATCTCTACAAATAAGTTTAATAATCTTAGCATTGCCTTCCATCTTTTTAAGTTCAGCAAATGCCCAGCTACATGCAAACGACACATAAAAGCGAACGCCTTCAAGGATGTTTACACTCATCATAGCTTTCCAGATTAGTTTTTTAAGTTCATATTTGTCCACTGTGATTTTCTTACCGTTGACTGTGTGTGTTCCTTCACCTAATAGGTTATACCACATACCCATTTCAATAAGATCATCGTAGTGCTTACTAATATCGCCTGCACAATCCATAATTTCACTAATATCCATCATCTCGTCGAATACGATACTTGGATTACTGTATACATTACGAATAATATGTGTGTAACTGCGACTGTGGATCGTTTCATTAAACGTCCATGTTGTTACCCAGTTTTCTAATTCAGGCAAACTAACTAGTGGATTGAAACTGTCAGCTGGTGCACGACCTTGTACACTGTCCAACAAGATTTGTCTTTTAAGATTACTTGTAAAGATATGCTTTTCATGTTCTGTCAGCTGTTTAAAGTCTGCACTGTCTTTGAGTACGTCTACTTCTTCTGGACGCCAGAAGAATCCTAGTTGTTTGTCTGTTAGTTTATCAAACTGTTTGTATTTCAATGTGTCATAACGTTGAATATCTACACCGCCGTTCGGGTCTAGAAACATTAAACTGTCGAGGTGCTTGTTCCGTTGATTTTGATTTAATACGCTCATGTTATTCCCTTAAATTGTGCAGCTATCGCATTCTTCGTCTTGTAATAGATATTCGTCTTCGACTTCTATATTAGCAGATTCATTGAGTTTGTCAATATCTATTTCGCCTTGTCCATCAAACGTATTAAAATAGTACAATTGCTTTCCACCATATTTGTAAAAGATCAGCAAGTGTCTTAGCATTTCGCTCATATTGATCTTTTCGTCTTCATAGAACACCGGATTATAGCTGGTGTTTACACTGATACCCTGGTCAATATATTTTTGCAATACTGCCATAATACTCATATAACCTTCTGGGCTGCGTTGATCCCACAGTAGTTCATATTTGTTTTTGAGATGATGAATACCAGGAACCACTTGCTTGAGTACTCCGTGTTTACTTTGCTTAACACTTACTAGGCTACGTGGTGGCTCAATACCGTTTGTGGCATTACTAATCTGTGCTGATGTTTCAGCAGGCATAAGAGCCATTAGTGTACTGTTACGAATACCTGTGCGTTTTAATTGATCACGCAGTTCTCTCCACGGCATACGTTCTTTGTGTGGTACCAGTTCATCTACATCTTGTTTGTATGTCTGGTTGGGCGTAAGTCCTGCACTATATTTTGTTTCTTCATTCCACAAGCATGCGCCTTTCTCTACTGCTAGGTCTGCGCTTGCTTTGATTAGATAGTAACTCCATGCTTCTGCAAATGTATCAATCATTTCCAAGTTTGGGTTGCTGTATGTCATGCCATTCTTTGCCATCCAGTATGCCAAGTTAATAATGCCAACGCCAAGAGGACGTCTACCTGCTGTAGCACGTTCCGCCGCTTTAACTGGATAGTTCTGATAACTCAGTAATGCATCAAGTCCACGCACTGCTAGTTCGCACGGCTTTGCAAAGTCTTCTGGCTTTTTAATATTGCCCCAATTGATCGCACTCAGTGTACACAATGCAATCTCACCCTCTTCGTCATTGAAGTCGTTGAGAGGTTTAGTTGGCAAATCAATTTCTGCACACAAGTTACTTTGTCTGATTGGTGCAACATCTTGTTTAAACGAACTGTGTGTGTTTGCATTGTCTACATTCTGCAAGTAAATGCGTCCTGTGTTTTTACGCTCTTCCATAAACATACTGAATAGCTCAGTTGCACCGATAGTTTTCTTACGTAGTTTTGTATTACGTTCTGCACGTTCATACAACTCTTTAAACTTGTCTTGGTCTGCAAAAAATGCTTCATATAGTCCAGGAACATCACTTGGACTAAACAATGTAATTTGTCCGTTATTGATTAGTCTTTCATAAAACAACTTACTAAATTGGACACCGTAGTCCATTTGACGCACACGATTTTCTTCTGTGCCTTTGTTGTTCTTTAGCACAAGTAGGTCTTCTACTTCATAGTGCCATATGGGGTAATATAAGGTTGCGGCGCCGTTTCGCACACCACCCTGGCTACAACTCCTTGTAGCACTTTGGAACATTTTAAAAAATGGGATGACTCCGGTATGATAGGCGTCACCTCGACGTATGGGGGATCCGAGAGCCCGTATACTTCCGGCTCCGATACCAATTCCTGCTTTTTGTGATACGTATTTAACAACAGCACTAGTAGTAGCATTAATACTATCGAGGCTGTCATCACTTTCAATGAGTACACAACTGCTAAATTGGCGTTGCGGGGTGCGTACACCTGCCATAACAGGAGTAGGCAAACTAATAGAAAAATTGCTAACTGCATCGTAATAATCTTTTACCCAACGCATACGTGTTTCTTTTGGATAATCTGCAAACAGTGTTGCTGCAATTAACATATATGCCACTTGTGGTGTTTCTTTAATTTCGTTTGTTACACGATTTTGCACTAGATACTTGCCGCGGAATTGTTCCATAGCAGCATAGGTAAAGTTTTCGTCTCTGTCATGTTTAACGTAATCGTTTAGTTCGTTCCATTCTTCTTCTGTATAATCTTCCAACAGTGCAGGATCATACCACCCTTCTGCAACATTGTCTTTAACTGTGGTTAATAGGTGATGAGGTTCGTAACTGCCATATACCATTTTGCGTAGATGATACACAATCAGTCGTCCAGCTACCCATTGATAGTTTGGTGTGTCTTCACTGATTAAATCAGCTGCACTTTTAATAAGCGTTTCTTGAATCTCACTACTGGTGATACCGTTATAAAACTGTAAACTACTTTTAATTTCTACTTCACTTGGGCTTACGCCATTAATATCTCTGCATGCATGAAATACTACTTTGTGTAACTTTTCTAAGTCTAATGTATCTTTACCACCATTTCGTTTGATTACTTGAATTTCGCTCATTATTGTTTACCTCTCCATCATTCTTATATTAATAACTGCTTTTTACCACATTGTCAATGTCTATCTTGTAGACAATTGTATCTGTGGCTGGTCTATTACTTATGACACCATGTGTATAATTAAGCAGGTGCTTTTCTGCTACAATAGCACACAGGCGTTGTATACTGTCTTTTTTATTTTGTACAAATACCAACTCAATCGGTATCTTATTATTAGCATAGTATATAGTGTACGCCATTCCTAGTGCAAGGCTGTCCTCACAAAAATCTCCTTTGTGCAACATCTCCCAAGGCGTAGGCCAACTTTTGTGGTCAACTGGGTCTATTGTCATGCTACTTAAAGGCGCACTTTTCCACCAATCCATTACAGTTTGACAGACTTCTAGTGTATTATCGATGTCTAGGCTTTGTCTGAATTCTCGCCACATACTCAATCGAGTTTTTGGGGATTCAAACCAAGCTCTGTGATTTAATTGCTGTTCCAAAGTTTATATGTATATTTAAATTTGCTGATTAAGTTGTCATAATCTGTATATTGTAGCTTCATCAAACTGCCCACAGATATATCTACGTTGAACTGCACATTTATTGTAGCGGTTTCTGTATAAGTGTCGTCAATTGTACTGGTAGATGCACTAACGTCTGTGGCCATACGAATCTGACCAACTCGTACGCCGTTTGTGCTTTCTAATGTATAATCGATAATAGCAATATTATGTCCTGTGGTGTCGACACTAAATCCAGTATCACTGTTACTAGCATTAGCAGCCAATTGTACTTGATCAATTTGTGTTACATCACTATCAATCTCAATTTCACTATTGAATCCAACTGTCACTTCACCGGCTGCCGGAGCACTTGGAAAAGTTAGTGTAGTACCTGTAATACTATAAATGCTAGGATCTTGTACGAAGCCGTTCACAAACACTGTTACAATATTTGGTTGACTAAGAGCAATTGGTACTACAAACTGTGTAAGTACACCATTGGCAGTCCCTACGTTTACTGTGTCGTTGCCGATGAATAACCGCCTAACATCTTTCGCATATCCAATTTCACCTGGATCTAATACTGGCAAGTCTGAGAAATCACCTTGCCTAACTTTAATTTTACTGATTCGTGTATCTGCCATCGCTTGCTCCTGATACAGTATTTATGACAAGTTGTAGAACTCTTCTACTCTGTTTGCCCATTTTTCTTCCCAAACTTTAAACTCTTCTGGTCCTGCTTCCCACAGTTGCCAATCACAATCTCGACTACACATAAAGATAGCAGTGTGTTCGATCTTTGTACCAAACACTTCGTTGTGTGCCATTCCATAAGCGGCGGCTTGCATAAAATAATCATCAATCCATTCACGCTTTTTGGGACGATTTGTTTGTTTAAAGTCCATAATAGTTGGACGTCCTTTGTATATGCCCACTAAGTCGGTGGTTCCTGCATATAGACCTGGGTAACACAAGTTTACTTCGCTACCCCAAACTTCGTCAATGTCAGCTTCTACGTTTTTAATAACGGTCTCTGCCATCATCTTGGCTTGTAGCATGTTCTGGCCTGTGTACTCTTGGTTAAGGCTCCATGCTTCTAGCATCGCATGCATTATTGAACCTACACCTGCGGCTTCAGTTACAATCTCTTGTGCTTTCTTTTCACCCACTCGCTTTTTCCAAGCATTAAGGTGTGTCATATCCTTTGTTTTACTGAGGATAGTAGTCACACTAGGTACAGGATCGCCATAGGGGTTTTCGTATAGACGTTTGCCTCCTACACTTTTGCGTTTAAATTCTTTATACGGGTAGGGTGAAGTAATGTTTAACATACTGCTAATATAACATCAACAGTATGCAGTGTCAATAACTAATTACCCATTTGAAAGTTTTGTTTGAAGCAGAGTTTGTTAATCTACTAATGGTGTAGCCTAAGTTTTCAAAATAACTAATAACTTGATTCATTTGATCAGTTTTAGCTCTGTCACTGGTCATGCCCCGCAATACACTAAAGTAATCAACACTACTCGGATTTGTAGCTGCTGTTGTTCCGGCTGTCAATCCCAAGTCTGTGTTAGCAGTACCTGCGCCGATTGTAACTTGCCATGCAGTCGCCGCTGGTGCAGTGTATGTTAACACAAGGTTGTTACTAGTGTTTTTACTTGCTACTACGCCACTTACTGCCGCATCATTAACATCAGCAATAATACTGTTTAGATTTGTACCACTAGTACCAAGTGTAATTGTCGATCCAGCAATTATCAGTGTTGGTGTACCAGTAATAGTTGGATTTGAAACACTGCCTGTGATTGAAATCTGTGGAGTACTTTCAGTCATTGTAGTGCCATCAGACACAGTAGTTTCGTACAGACCATTTCCTGCATCAGTAATAATCTGCTTCATTATTGCATTAACTTCATCGAATATTATGAGATCTGCTCTAGCCATTGATCTGGCTTCTTGTTTGTTAATATAGTACGTCACAGTTCATCATCCTTATTCATTTGCTTTTTAGCCATCTTTTCCACAGTATCATCAGCTGGATCAACGTTAGAACGGGGTAACGCTGTATCCAGTGTGATGTCTTTCTTATTACTTGATCCGACACTTGTAATACTGTTTAGTAGATCAAGTAAACTTTTGACGTCGATACTAAATCCCATTGCACGAAGTTTAGCAAGAACCAAGTTGGTTGGTATTTTAGTTTTGCCATTGGCTTTTGCTCTGGTAATTATTTCCTCCAGAGCATTTAATACCTCAACTTGATCTTCTTTTACTATAACTTCGCTAATTAGCATTTACTTTGCCCTCATAACCGAAAGATTTCTGCGCTGTGGCTTTACTTCGTCGTATCCGCCTGTACCAGCCTGAGCTGGTGCACTACGCATCGCAACTGCGGTAGATGGAGATCTGCGCTGTGGCTTTACTTCGTCGTATCCGCCTGTATTAGATGGAGATCTGCGCTGTGGCTTTACTTCGTCATAACCACCTGTACCAGCCCGAGGAGTGGCGGCCATCGCGCCTGCTGCTGCACTACGCATAGTAGATGTTTTGGGCCTATCTAATCCTAAAAATTTTGCAATCTTCGGAGTCATCTTACCTGGCATTTTTTGGATACCAGTTGAATCTAATTCATTGATAATATTAATAAACTGATCATGTGACATAGTTCCGCTTTCGACCATTTTAAAGAGTTTGTCTTTACTCTCTAAAAACTTTTTTTCAGCTAACGCACCCATCTCCATACTATGGATAGCACTTTCGCCTTTTAGTTCTCTGCCAATGGTATTTTCTTCGCCTGCACTTGCTTCATCTGCTTCGAAGTCGTCCCCTGTGTCAATGTCTACATCCATATCATCTTCTGGTGCGTCCATTCCC